CAAGGATCGCTATGGTCGTGACCGCAAGGTTTCAAACAAGCAGATCATCGAATCACTACAACAGTCAGTTGTGTACCAGCGTGAGCGTCTAGCTGGCTGGACACCAAAGGAACTTATCGAGGTGGGGGCTTAACAGCCCCGCCCAGAAGGGAGAAACAAATGATGAATCTTATGTACATTGAGGTAAAAGTTTGCGGTGAAACTTTTGGTTATAGAGCCGTGCGCGACCATAAAACTGGCAAGCCTAAACTCAACGGCCTTGGCGCAAACTCAACCATTTGGAAATGGCAAGATTACAAAACATCGAATGGTCGGCTTATGAGGCGGCGCATACGCATCCCACGGAAAGGAACCACTCAGATGCTTGTCGTGGAAGCGATCCTGAACAAATACTCAGAGGCTGGGGCTTAACAGCCCCGCCCACCAACGACCAAACCAAAGGAGAAATGGAAATGGGAAAAGTTTTTACAATCACTGATATGGCTCGTAACCAAGATTGGACAGTGCGGGTTGTCTTTGAGGGTGACAGATTTGGGCGTGATATGTGTCTGGTTCACGATGACGCCGAACCGTTGATTGAGTTTTATGACGCTGACCATGATTTTGACATCGACACTGATGGCAAGGTTCTGGGTCAGTTTGTCACAAACTATGGCGCGGATAGTCTGCTGGAATATGCAAACACGACAAACGGCATTACCTTGCATGGCGGGGTTCCCAAATGGAAAATTGAGAAAGTCTGTTATCTGGAAATTTTGTCAAAGGTAGGATCGATCATTGATGACAAAAAAGAAGAGGATGCGATTGAGGCCGACCAGAGGCACTCTGATAACCTCTACGACATTGTGGACGCTGTGCGGCTCAAGCTACACGCTCAAGGCACAGACGATGCCAAGGCGGTGCTAAACATGATCTCAGACATGGCTCAAGCCAACGGCATACACTTCGAAAGAATCGACACTTAAATCAACTGGGGGCGGGGTTTATCGACCCTGCCCTATTTTTTCCAAGTTGACGTTTGTCAACAGATGTGTTAGAATCGCTGTAACGACCAAACTGTTTTAAGGAGTCTGATATGA